AGATTTACCTCCATCTCAACAAAAAGATTATGAACAAACTATAGCAGGATCAGTTAGGAGAGTAACCGATGAATCTACAGAAATAAATTTAAATAGTCCATCAAACCCAAGTCAAAATACATTTATAGAAAGAAATAATATTCACCCATTATTACCTTTTGCGGGGGACATTATATATGAAGGTAGATGGGGTAATAGTATAAGATTAGGAAGTACGGCAAAAGCAAAAAATACTAAACCTTCTAATCCTTGGTCTGATTATGGAAAAAATGGAAATCCTATTACCCTTATAAGAAATGGACAACCTCTTAGTTCATCTAATGCTGGATGGGAACCCATAGTAGAAGATATAAATAAAGACCAATCATCTGTATATTTAACCTCTAACCAACGTATACCTATAAATGTTGCTAGTGAAAGGTATTTTTCATATACTCAAAGATTTGGAGAAGTACCAACTATTCCTTCCCAATATAAAAAAAACCAAGTAATAATATCTTCAGGACGTCTAGTTTTTAATGCTAGTTCGGACCATATATTATTAAGTTCCCAAAGAACCATAAGTTTTGAAGCTATTAAAGGCTTTAACTTTGATACTCCTTCAAATTTTGTTATAGATGTAGGAACTACTATAAAATTAGGAAGTAAAGATGCAATTGAACCAGCAGTTAAAGGTGAAACTTTAAGAAATGATTTACATAATCTTTGTTATAATTTAAAACAATTAGTAAGTATATTAAAATATTCTCAAGTATGGCCTGGAGGAACTGTTGCAGCAGATGCAACAATATCTACAGTTTGTACTACTTTAGAAATGTCATTAGATAATTTATTAGATGATTTTTCAAAAGATTCAAATGGTAATTCTGTAATTTTATCTAAAACAGTTAAACTAGTTTAATGTTTGATACCCCAATATATCATTATAAAGCTTCTGTTCAAGACATTAATGGAAATAAAAGTAAGTTAAAAGGCAAAATTTACTTTGAGATTTATGAAGACGGTATGGGCGTTATAGGAGAAATTTCTAATTTTCCTAAAGGATATACTGAACTTCAACAATTTGGGTTAGATGCCAAAAGTAATAATTACCAAGAACTTGCAGAAGAAATGTTAAGGGAGATGAATTCTTATTTAGCAGAACTTACAGATGAAAATGAAGTTGTTGGAGGATTTGGTACTTTAGTTTTAACCCCAATAGAAGATTCTCTCTTTACAGATTATAAGTTTATAGGTAAAGTTGTAGATATGTCAACTAAAGAACCTATAGGGGGAGCTAATATAACAGATTCCGAAAATAATTGGTCAACTGTTTCTGAAGAAAATGGTGATTTTGAATTAATGGGTCAATGTAAAGTACTCCCCCCAGAATTAGTTGAATTAGCTTTAAGTTCTTCTAAAAATGAAGCCTTAGAAGAAAAATTAAAAAACCCAAATTTTAAACTTGTAAGTCCTTTTACATTAACTGTTGCAGCCCAAGACTATGAACCTACCCCAGTTATTCCTGTTACTTTAGAAGGTGAATTAAAATCAACTTTAGGAATAACCCCATTAATACCCTCAGAAATAGTATTAAAACAAGCTATCGAAATGGAAATACCATTAACAATTCCACAAGTTAGAACTTTACAGTTATCTAAAATGGATTTTGAACAAGCTAAACAACAAGCTATAAATAGGGTGATAGTACAATTAAAAACAGTTTTACTTCCTCAAATTTTAGCATTAATAGCTGCATTTGGGGTAGCAGCAGCTTCTAAGGCTATAGGAAAAAAATATGGAGATATGAATGCTACTTGTCCTGCAAGTTTAGATGAATTAAATGAATTAATAAGAAAAAAAAATAGATTAACTAAAATTTTAAATAACATTTATAACTTTTTAAAAGGTTTAAGAGTAGGAGTACAAGTCGTAGATGGTTTAATAACTTTAGCCCAAGTTTTAATCCCAGTATTAACATCATTATCTTCTGCTCCTGGAGGAAATGCTTCACCTACTGAAGCTATAAAAAGAGAATTAAAAAAATATAAATTTATATCGTCCGCTACTTTAATTTTATTAACTTTACTTGTAGAAATATTAAATCGAGTCATTGAATATTTAAAAACTTTAGATAGTTTAATTGAAGGATGTTCTATAGAAGGGGCACTACCTCAAGAAACATTAACAGATGATCTACTAGCAGCTACCCAAACATCCCAATCCCCAGTAATCACTAATGTAAATGGGTTTATAATGAGTGTAATTCCTGTAGAAGGACCAACTAATAGTAGTTTAAAACGTAGAAAAGCAATAGCAAGAAACCAAGCAGGGGTAATAATGTTAGAAGGAGAACCTTCATTTTCTTCTAATGATCAAATTTTAATAGATGAATTAGTATATTACATACAAACAAATGATTTAAAAGCAGATTAATTTAATATTTATAACAAACACAAAAATGAAAACCGAAGCACTTAAAAAAATAATCAAAGAAGCTGTTAGAGAGGCTATACAAGAGGAGCTAAAGGAAGTTTTACTAGAAGCAGTTAAAGCACCTAAAGCTGTAGTTACACAACCAGTACAAGAAAGTATTACATCACCAACTACACTCACTGTTACACAAACACCTAAAAAATCTTTAAAAGAACAAAGACAAGCATATATGGATATTCTAGGTGAAACAGGATTAAATCTAACTAGTAAAGATGCTCAAACTTTTAACCCAAAAGGTAACATAGACACAACTTCACCAAATGGAGCATTACCTGGGGGAGAAGTAGGAATGGACCAAATAATGGGATTAATGACAAGTAAATAATGGCATTTGACGCTCAACAAATATACCCCATTGACTTTAATAAAAGTGCTGCTGTAGGGATAGATATTCCTTTTAATGCACCTAGTGTATTTAGACCTAACTATACTACAAAAGCGGCTATTAAAAATAACTTAATTAACTATTTTTTAACAAACCCAGGAGAAAGACCATTAAATCCTGAATTTGGAGGTGGATTAAGAGCTTTTATATTTGAACAAATAACTGATAATAATTTAGATTTTTTAGAAGAACAAATATCATCTGATTTAAATAATTTTTTTCCAAATGTAAATGTAAATAATTTAGAAATATTAAAACAAGAAGATTTAAACACAATAACAGTATTATTATCTTATAATGTAATAAACACTAATATTAATGATACTTTAGAAATAGACTTTACATAATGGCAACAGTAGATAGAGATATAAAATATGTAAACAGAGACTTTTCAGATATTAGAGCTAAGTTAATAGAATTTTCTAAAACTTATTTCCCTAATACTTATAATGATTTTTCCCCAACATCACCAGGTATGATGTTTATGGAAATGTCAGCTTATGTAGGTGATGTAATGTCTTTTTATTTAGATAACCAACTTGGAGAAACATACACCCAATTAGCTAGACAAACAAATAATTTATATGAATTAGCTTATATGTTTGGTTACAAACCTAAAGCAACTGCTGCAGCACAAGCTGTAGTAGAACTATACCAACAAGTACCTTCTAAACTAGTAAGTGGAGAATATGTACCTGATATGGATTATGCTTTAACTATAGGGGAAAATAGTACTGTATCTTCTACTTTAAACACTGATGTAAGTTTTTTACTCCAAGATTCTTGTGATTTTGGAGCTTCTAGTTCTTTAGATCCTACAGAAGTTTCTATATATCAAATAGCAGGAACAGACCCACAATATTATTTACTTAAAAAAACCAGAAATGCTATTTCTGCTACGGTTAATACTGAAACTTTTACATTTGGATCCCCAGAACCTTTTCAAACTATTAACATTACAAGTGATAACATAATAAGAATTTTAGACATTACAGATTCAGATGGAAATGTTTGGAATGAGGTAGATTATTTAGGCCAAGAAATGGTTTATGATAGTATAAAAAATACTAATACAAACGATCCTAATAATGTGGCAGATGCTGGAGATGTACCTTATCTTTTACAACTTAAAAAGGTACAAAGAAGATATGCTACAAGATTAACATCAGAAACTAATTTACAAATCCAATTTGGATCAGGTAATCCTAATAATATAGATGAAATAATAACACCTAACCCAAATAATGTAGGTATAGGTTTACCTTTTGAACAAAATAAATTAACTACAGCTTATTCACCTACAAATTTCTTATTTACAAACACTTATGGTATTTCACCTTCAAGCACTACTTTAACCGTAAGATACTTAACTGGTGGTGGGGTTGGAGCAAATGTACCCTCAGGAGATTTAGCTACTCTAAATACATCTAATACTAAATTTAATTCAATTAATTTAGATACTACTACAGCTAATTATATATTTGGTACTATAGCTTCTACTAATCCTAATGCTGCAGATGGAGGTCAATCAGGAGATACCCCAGAAGAATTAAGACAAAAAACCTTAATGCAAATAGCATCCCAACAAAGATCTGTTACATTAGATGATTACATGGTTAGAGCTTTAAGCATGCCCCCTGATTATGGAACTGTAGCTAAAGCTTATATTGAAAAACCTCAATTAACTGATAATCAAGTATCTACAGTAGAAACTTTAAATTTATTTATTTTATCCCAAAATGGTAGTGGTCAATTTTCAACTTCTTCTAATACTTTAAAGAAAAATTTAAGAACATATCTTTCTCAAAATAGAATAATTGGGGATAGTATTGAAATAAGAGATGCTTTTATTATTAATATTGCTTTAGATTTTGAAATAATAGTATTACCTAACTATAATAATAGTGATGTTATATTAGCTTGTATCACTTCCTTACAAGAATATTTTGCAAGAGATGAATGGCAAATAAATGAACCTATTTTACTAAGAGATTTATATACTAGACTAGACAGAATTCAAGGAGTCCAAACAGTTAAAAATATTTTAATATCAAATAAAGCAGGATCTTCATCAGGATATTCTCAATATGCTTATGATATATCATCAGCAACACAAAATCAAGTAATATACCCAAGTTTAGACCCAAGTATATTTGAAATTAAATATCCAAATACAGACATTAAAGGTAGAGTAGTACCACTATAAAATTAAAACATGGCAATTTACAAATTATTCCCATATAAAGACGCTACACTATATTCATTTTACCCAAACATGAATACTGGTATAGACCCTATATTAGATATATCAAATTTAAATATAGCGGTAGATTCTAATCCTCAAGTAGCTAGATTTTTAACTGAATTTGTACAATCCGAAATTGAAGATGTTATTAATAATAAAATTAACGGTAAACAATGGGATGCTACTTTTAGATGTTTTATAGCAACAGCCCAAGGTGTAGTTGAAGCTACAGATGTTTCAGTACACCCTCTAGCCCAATATTGGTATAATGGTACAGGGACATATTTAGATGTACCTCAAACTACAGATGGATGTAATTGGTTATCACCAAATTTTAAAGATTCAGGAGTTAAA